TTGTCCATTCCCTGTGGTGAGATACAATCTGATAAGCATTGCATATTAATTTGAATTCCTCTGCTAATTGCTTTCCCATTGCCCCACTCCATGCCCCTGCTGATATAATGCCACCATGACTGACTACCCATGAAACAATATTCCTAACTTTATCAACCACAAGATAATCCGTAAATTCATTATGAGAATCGAAGAAAACAGGCAAATTTTTCACGGCCTCAAATGTATCCCCCCAATCAGCTTGATATTCTCTGCCAGGATTCCCAGCATCAAAGAGCTCAACTTCAACCACAATCCCGTGCTCAAGATAGTCCTTTACCTCCTTCCTAAAATAATCAAGATTCTTCCCGGCCAGCACTCGAATATAGTTTATATTAGAATTCAGAATTGCTTCTTTTATGTCGGTATAGTTATAATTCACATCGCCAGAATATTCTCCAGAGCCTACCGCAATCATCTCTCTTTTAGACACACCATACAGCTTCGTTTCTTCCCCATTCACCCAGAATTTACCGTTCTTTACCTCCAGAGATTTGATTGCTTTGCTGGGTTGCGGATCAGGCTTGTTTTTCATGCAGTCTTTATATTTCTCCCTCCACTCCTCAATTTGCAATTTTAGTCCTAGCCTTTCTAATATAAAACGTTTTTGCTCTATTTGTATAATTCTATTGCAGTCATCCTGTGATTCTTTTACTCTCCTCTCTATCTCAGGAGTGCAATCCCTATATCTCTGACAATCAAGTTTCTCACAAATCCATTTTCTTATGTTCATCTCTCACTCCTTCTTATATTTTTGACATTCTGGGCATAGACAATGACCATCAGGCTTTATCAACCAGCCAGATTTTTGCCATGCTTTAATTATTTTTACATATGAATTCCCAATGCCCTCTACTGATACATGACAACTCCATGTAAAATGTCCATCGCAGACAATATCTATTTTCTTATATTTATGAAGACTCATCTCTCACTCCTATGGGCTGGTTCATGGTGTCACAGGTCGTAACTTGGACAATATCGAATACGTCTCAATATTATCTTGGCATATGAATATCCGTCACGTTTCCTTTTATAAGTCACCAATTCCCAGCCCTTGTTTTCATTAATCCTTTACCTCTATAAGCTTCACTTTTACATCTTCACCATAATAACTTGATTCATGTCCACAATTAAGACAAACAAATGTTCCATATCCATATCCGACAGCTTCAAGAGTCGAGCCTTCCTGTAAAATTACATTGCCATTACATAATCTACAAACTGATTTTCTCATTATCTTACTCCTTTCTTGCCCTATCTGCTATCATCATTGCAAGGTTAGCAACATCCACACATTCGTCAATTTTCTCTTCTCCTTCAGCAAAATATAATTCTTCGGTTTCCTCTCTTAATCTTCCAAATAAATATCCAAAACGTGCATTTTTCCAGTGTAATTTATAATCATTCTTTTTGAGCTTCTCCTCCATCAATTCGGCAAACCATTTTACTTCTTTTCTCATTTTAATTCCATTCTTCATTTTTAGTCGCCTCCAAAAACTTGCAAAATAAACAATCAAACCACTATGCCTCCACAGTCCTTCAATTGTGTGTCTCGTACTCCTCTAATATTCCCTCATAATTTATATCCCGACTCAAATGTGATCTCCTCTTCTTGTTATTGAAATAAAATGTTTTATCTCCTTCTGCTACAATCTCCATCCTTCTACAAAGAAATTCCTCAAAAATATTCCTGTCCTTTTCAATACCAACCCAATTTCTATTCAACTTATGTGCCACAGCTACAGCAGTTCCCGTCCCCGCAAACAAATCTACTACCAAATCTTTTGGATTAGAAGTGATCTGAATAATTCTTCTCAATAGATTTTCTGGCTTTTGAGAAGAAAACCCAAAACTTTCACTAACCCTTACTTCACTTTGCATAAAAGAATAAATATCTTTCCACACGCTTTCAACAGGATATAATTTCATTTGAGGAACAACACTTTTCTTTTTGAATTGTTTTTCTTCCCAAACTTCTATATAAAAATCATAATCAGCCAATCGCACTCCTTTGCAACCAGGGCTTATATCAGATAAAATATCCAACCAACCAAATTCGTTACCAAATATTCTCCAGAGTTTATGATATAAATTTCTATTATATCCAAAAAACAAATAATCATGACTCCTTACTATTCCTCTACCAAAGCTCTTATTTCCATAAACCCCCTTTCTCAGATTTGCTGTTGCCCCTGTATCCCATATGACCACATCAACAAACTTAAACACTTTTTTCATCATCTTATAAATGTTGGCAAAATTTTCTCCAGCAATATGAAAAACTATAACTATTCCCTCAATAAGACATAATTTATCAAAAAGCATAGAAAAATTCGACAGCCCCTGCTCATTATTTACCTTATCGTTATAATACCCTTTGAATTGTATGTTAAAAGGAGGATCACAATACACCAATCCATCATAATTTGTGAACCAACTCTGAATTTCGTCCAGACATTTGAAACAATCACCACAAATCAATCTTTTCATAAATATTTCCCCCAACTCCTATGAGCTCTTTATAGTCCAAATTGCCTCATTCCTATCGCTTATCGCCTTCAATAATTGCCGTATCCCCACAATATGGACATATTTCTTGACATAAAAACAACCCCATTTTCCAATGCCTTTTATACTGTGGCGTTATTCTCTGACTTTTACCAACATATCCACAAACTAAACATTCAATCCATTTTAATTTTTTCATTAATCTTTTACCTCTATAAACTTCACTTTTACAATTCTACAGCCTTCTTTTTTCCATTTTTTTCCAAAAACCATGACAATTATCAATAGCATCTATTTTTCTTAATCCTATTGTACTAAGAAGCAGTGAACCACGTTCATTTTTAAATATCCATCCATCAAATTTTTCCATTTTTTACTCCTTTTTCATTTAACTAATTCTAAATTACCAATAAAACAACTGGATATTTGTCCTTGATGACTTTCATCACTAATGTTTTTTACATCTATCCATTGCCTCTTAATCATTATGGCTCTTCCTATCCATTTATGTTTTAACTCATCGCCTTTAGCGGTATATTCATTGACCCATACAATATCATCTTTTTTAATCTCTTTTAATTTCATTCTTTACCTCCAATGAGGATTATTTTGCTTTTCGCTATAATCCCAGCCAATCCCCCAAATAGAAACATCAGCATGAATTTCCAGAAATTATCAATATAAGTTGTAGCCCCTCGTGAAGTTTTACTCAACCAAATCGCACAGAATAGATTGAATCCGAAATATATGATAAGCATTACAATTAGCCAGACAGGCATTTAATCCTCCTCCCTTAAACGGTTCTCATCTTCTAATTCTATCTTCCTCAAATTTTTCCTTCTCCACTCAAGTGAAGACACCGCATGTTCAATAATCCTTCTCTCACTATCAGCCTTTGCATATATTTCTTCTAGTTTATGTTTTGTCATCTATTCCTTCTTATTTGTTTCTAATTGCTTGAAGTTGTTTTCCAAAATCTCCACGAAATCCGATGCCATTACAATCAGGACAAATCTTTCGTTTAATTTCATATGGAGGGAAAAAAGGCTTTTTAGGTATTGGCACTCTATATTCAATAACTCCTCTTCCCCTACAGCGTGAACAAGGAAAAGCTAAATTACTAAAATCAATAGACATAAGATCGCTAAGACTTACCATTCTTTTTTGCTCATTTAATCTTCCTTGACTTTTATTCCTGCTTCTATTAGAATTTGTAAAATTATTTGCAAACAACTAAATTTTACTTTTCTCTCCCTCCAATCAGATAATCTTAATATCCAGTCCTCGACAAACTCCTCATCCACTTCTGGCTGGTTCTGAATTAGGTCTTTGATTTGCTGATGAGCTTGTCTCAAGTTTTCTTTTACTTTTTCATCCAGCTTGCTTTCTTCATGTCCTTCCCATTTATCTATAGCTTTAAAAGCATAAACTAGCATTGAATTTAATGCACCTATCAAATCATGTCTTGGTAATTTGCTCATCTAATCTTCCTGTTTTCTATGCATTCATAACACAATTCATTCTGTCGTTTGATAGTCTTCAGCTTTTCCGATTGTTCTTTAGAAAGAAAATATGTGGCTTTTGGCTTTAGTTGGTTACATTTTGAGCATTTTATATAGTAAACCTTCATCTAATCCTCCCTTTTTTGACATCTATCACAAATTAGTTTACCTGCTTTTCTTATCCAATCAGCTTCCTTTAGTTCTTCTTCAAGTTCAAGTATTTTCTCAGTTACAATATCAAAATCGGCTTCTAATAATCTTTCTCCACATATATCACATTCGGCATAATAAAAAGGTTTTTTTCTTAATCATCTAATCCCCCTATTTTTCAATAAAATAAAGTTGCCCCAATGCTCTGGGAGGCAGATAACTAGACCTAAAAACTTTGGTGATTTCATTGTTCCAAATTTTTTGCATTTTTATAAACTCTAATTCTTCTTTAGTTGGTTTAGAAGTATTAAATTTCATCTAGCCTCCCCTATTTATTTTTATGAATTGAGAAAATTTCAAATGAACTGGATGCCTCCCCACAAGTCATTTTTCCTAAAGTAGACCATATCCTCAAAAGCCCACTTTTAGCCAAACAATCTATAGACCAACCAGAAGGCGGAATTTTGTCAGGAACATCTCCATATTTTTCTAACCAGTCTTTCCCAAATCCTCCAATTCCGTCAATATGAATCACATCACTACATCCAGAAAGAAGACAAATTGGTTTTCTTTTCTTAATTGCTACAAAATCCATAACTCGATATCCACTATCGTGAATATGCCCGATATCCCAAATTTCAGGTTTTTCGAGCCTAAAAATAGACGCCATAACCAATTTGAAACAATATTTAATGTAACCCCAAATATCGAATGTTGCTGGTAGAATTATCATACTATCAAACTCTATCCCCCCACCCCATTTTCTATGTGGTAAATCCCCAAATTCTTTTTTTGTCATATTATTAATATCCATTTATTCTTCCATCCTCTATTTTATTATATAATATTTCATCAAATATGTCAAGCATTTTATTTTTTTTCCCAACCATCTTCTGTCGCTATATATTCGTCATTAAATTTTATCCAAGCAAGGTCAGTAGGAATTGAAGAACCTTCATCACACGCGGCTTTAAATAATTCAACCCATCTTCTAATAAGATCATCCCTCCTGTCCAGAAGTTTAATTATCCATTTGAAATTAACTGTCAGCCGCTCTTCATACCTTTTTGGTAGCTTTGACAGGCCATACTTTTTGTAAACGGGGTTAATCACTCAAGCCCCTATTATATAATAATTCCCTAAAAATAGCAACAAAAAGATTTTTGGAGGTGGGTAGTGATTTTTTAACACACTCTTTACAAGGCACCTCATCCATAACACCAACCCCAAAAGTCAGAGATCCTTTCATTATCTTCTATTTTATCTCTTGCCCCTTCAACAGAAAAGCTATATCAGTTGCATCATCTAAAGGCAATTTTATACCATTTGAACTTATAAAAGTAGGCCTACCATTTTCCATTCTCATAATGCCAACCGAAGAGAAGTCTGATCTAACAAAAACTATTTCATCCGCAATCAACAATGAGGAAAGCTCGGACAATACCCCGCCCTTCTTCGCTGCTGCTTCTATAGTTGAAACCAAATCCTGCACCGATATCGTCGGCACTACCCGATACGCCCCCTTCCGCTCAATTATTGCTTTGTTTATAGCCCTCCGCCTCATAACCCACTCCATCCGCTCCCTGCCTTTGGTAATCGCCATCATCTGACGTGCCTTGTTCATCTCAGCCACAAACGACTCTATCTCCGCCGGAAAAGTCCCTTCCATCTTCATGCCAGCCGAGTCATAAACACTACAATAACGCCCCGGAGCCATCATTGCACCTTCCGTCGTCTTTCCCGGCACTTGCATATGCGGCGGCATCGCTTTCTGTCTTATATCTAAATGGCAATAACAACGAAAAAGACAGTTTTTAGAAATTAACCCGCTCCTAGAAACATAGCTATGATCTTCATCAACCTCCAAATCATATCGTATACATTTTTTCTTAAAAATCTTTATAGATTCTATAGTAGCAATACCTAATAAATACCGCCTCTTATGATTAAATAAAATTCTTTTTATTCTATCCTTTACTAACTTTTCTGAATTATTTATCTCATGTTCCCAAAACCTCAAAACTGTATACTCTTTTCTAGATAAATACTTATCCCTTTCTTTATCTCTTTTTGTACCAAAAGGATAATTATGCCAATAATCCCCATCACATTCTATAACAATATTATATTTTGGAAGAAAAAAATCAACAAAGCAAAAATCATCAACTGTTTTTTGAGTAACAAATTCCAAGCCTAAGGATTCTAAAATTTTTTCTATTTTTAATTCAATACTTGTTCGCTTACCCCAAGGAAATCCCGTAGTATTGTTTTTCATTCGCTTAATTGCTCTTTCTCTACATTTACTTTTCATCTCCGTAGCTCTTTCTATACCATAATATTCCTCCCACGTCAATCCTTTTTTAGGATCAGGATGCCCTACCTTCTTCCTTATAGCATCTGCATGTTCACCATATAATTCATCAAAATTTTTGCCTCTTCTATAATCTCCAATGACTTTCCGCCACTTTTTAGCTGTTTTTATATCAGTAATTTCTTCATAAGTCTTATTCATTCTTCGTTTAGACAAAGCATTTTTCATTTTTAATGCTTTTTCCTTCCCATATTTTTTCTCCCACGACCGTTTCCACCATCCATTTGGTAACCATGAAAATCCATCCCCTCTTTTCTGTTTCTCTAACTTAGCTCTTTCTGTACCATAAATCTCCTCATATGTTTTTCCCTTTCTAAAGTCACCAATATGGGTAAACTTACCTTCTAATATTAGTTCCCCAACCCGCTCATGAGCCTTCATTATTTGTTCTTTCCCATGGTATTTATTTGAACACTTGTTAGAACAACATTCTTTCAAATAATCACCAAGAACAAAAAGTTTTCCACAAGTAGGACACTTTTGCATAACAACAGAAATACTATCACCAAACTTTAAACCCTTTGCTTCTTGCCAAATCCCCTCTTTATCCATAAACTTATGATTTGCCGTAACTATAATTTTCTGCTTAACCCCACTTACATTAACAATTATATCAGCTACTTCACCAACATATGAAGAATGTAAAATATGATTAACCTTCTTAAACTGTCCTTTATGTGTAAGAACCAAATCATTTGGTATAATCTTGCTAACTCTTTTTAATCCTTTATTGGTATATATCCCCAATTTCCCCGAAACAATACACTGGGTTAGGCCACTGCGAGGAACTGTCGGTAATGTTTTCCAAGTATAGCCCTGACCTCCACGATTGCTGGATAATGAGATGCAATCCGGACAGGATTGAGTCCTTGGTGTCCCTAGCATCCAAAAAATTCTAATATTGTCGCCTGCTCCCGAGATTGCACCATTCCAAAACTGACTGTTATGAACAACAAACCCCCTACAAACAAAACTATTATCCTCTTCTATTTCCAAATCATATTTTGTATTATTTATCATCTTATTATATACAACATCAACGACTTTTACTTCCGCCAAACGAAAATTCCCATTATGATTGCCCAAAAACCTAATAAGCCTATCTTTACATTCTTTAGGATTTTCTCTTAAATCATGTTCCCAAAAACGAAGCACTGAATAACCAGAATCAGTTAAATACTTATCCCTAATCTTATCTTTTTTATTTCCCTTTGGATAATTATGCCAATAATCCCCATCTGCTTCCAAAACAATATCATAACCAGGAAGATAAAAATCAGCAAGTCCAAACTTAAAAACCCACTGTTTTTCATATTCCAAATTTAATTGAATCAAAAAGGACTCTAAAATCTTCTCTGGAATAGTATCTTTAGTAGACATATTTTTAATTCTAAGAATAGCTAATTTACTCAATTTTTCTTTGATTTCTTCGGCTCTTTTCTTTCCAAAACGTTGTTCATATGTTTTATTCTTATACAACTTTATTACTGACTGAGTACCTAATCGTGAAGCTGCTTTTACTTTTTCAGAAGACATGTTTTGAAATCCAAATCCACTAGCTTTTCGTTGTGCAAAATCTTTAAGATACATACTACTTGCATAATACCCTTCTCTTTTTAACTTTGCTGTAGTTCTTTTCATAGAAACACTATAATTATTGTGTTTCTTTTCTAACTCTTTCCCAAAGAATCTTTCTTCAAGAGTCCCAAATTTTACCCCCAATTGATTTTTACTAAGTGCTTCCTTTAACGCTCTTGCCTTTTCAATACCATATACTTCTTCATAAGTTTTATTTTTATTATAAGGAATTTTACCAACAAGTGCTAAATGTGCATTCGTTCTAAGATGTTCTAAACAAAATTTCAGATTATAACCTCCTCGCAAATATAATAAAGAATCACAAACTTCACAACCAACACCCATAAAGTAAACCTTTTTTCCTTTCAAATACTTAGCCTCAATCCAACCTTCTGGAGTATAAAATCTATGATCATCAGTAACTGCAAGTGTTTGCAACTCTTTAATCCCTGGCAATTTAGCAGAGACTGAAACTTTCTTGTTAATTGCAGCTTTCTCCTTATGCTTAATTGCAGCCAATACCTTACGAAATCTTCCTTTATGAGTAAGAACTAAATCACCAACTCTAATATTTTTTATCTTCTTCCATCCATCTAAAGTATAAACTAAAGCATTTTGATTCAAAATACACTTTCCACTTTCCGCGTAATACCCAGCACGTTGGGCATATGGATGCACAGGAATATGCTCGGGATTGCGGATATCTGTTAGAAACTTTCTGAAAAATTTTGATTCGTATCTCCTGGCACCATTTATAAACGCTAGGTCTTTCTTAGTTAATCCAAGCTCTTTATAATATGGATTACCTGATGACAATGCACCGGCACGAAACATATTTGTGTATCTCTTCCCTGAAAGTTCTTTGAAAAATTTCATAGTTTGGGTCATTCCAACTTTTCCGGAGCGAAATCTATCAATTAAGTTTAGCATATCCGTTTTGAAAAGATCCATTTCTTTGTTCATTAAAGCCTGTCCGGCTTTCATGAGTTCTCTGTTTTCCAACCCGATCTGAAATAAAATATTAGTTTGAGCAGTTCTTAATGAATCATGTGACATTTTCCCAGAGAAGAATTTATCGGCCTCTTCCAGTTGTGGGATAATTTTGAATAATTGAGATGATGTCAGTAACATTTTACTATATTAAAGAAAAAGGGGTGGGCATAATGGTGCCGGCACCTTTTCGAGGCAACTCTTTTTTAGCACCACTCCTATTCCTATCATTCTCTTTTCTCATTTCATATGCATATTGTATAATATTTTCTGCTTTTTGTCAATCCTTTTCTTCACGCCCTGGAAATTCATCCGGCTGTACCCCAACCCTTTTCATGCCAGCCAACTCTTCATCTCTACCTATTTTCCATCCAACGATATCAGTCAGATCATCCAACATTTGCCTTATTGCCGGATCTCTGCGAACCTTGAGCGCCAGTTCTGGATTCAGCTTGTATACCTCTTCGGCCTTTGTCCCCGGCATAATCAAAGCATATTGTTTCACCTGATCGTCATTGAAGCCTAACAGCTCCTTCATTATCCAGGTGTTATTCAGTACTCCAATATCCACAACATAAGTTTTTGCTATTTCTGCTTTCATTTTTTGCATTTCCCACTTTACTAATTCATCCGCAGTTGCCAACTCTGGAAACACAATGCTCCACTTGAAAGACTTTGGATCGATATCGGCCAAAGTGAAAACCGTCTTATAAAACTGCTCAAGCCCCGGCACCAGTGCGTCCTGCCTACGGCGAACTTGACGTGCAAACTGCACATCAATCTGACCCAATGTGGCTTTCGACCTTGTCCCTTCCTCAATCGACACATACGCTTTCGGCATTTGAAGCGCCATCAGAAACTTATTCTGCAAGTACTTCACATCCTCTATGTTTCCAACATTCGTGTCCCCGGCCAACTGCCGAACATCCTGCTTCGAATCCTTGTCCACCGGCAACCCTATATCGTCGTCTGGCAACCACGGTGCATCCACTTCGTGTATCCTGCCTGTCGACCTAGTTACCACTTCTTTCCGCTTCAATTCCTGCATCCATCGCTCTACGTACTCAAACTTCTCATCTATAGGAACATTCGTTGTATCAATCAAAAACAAATACCGCATCCATGCCCGACTCATTCTCGCCATAACCATCGAATCATCTATCCACAGCAACTGGCGACCAATCCGCTGAGAGGCGTTGGCAAATATGCTGCGATCAACCCCATAAACCCGACGGCCTATCTTGAAATGAACCACCCGCCACCAGTCCATGGGAATTCCTTTCTCATCAAAATCCGACGGATACTGTATATAAGGCATGTCTGGGTCGTTAAACACTCCAAATTCATTGACATCACAAGTCATCTGACGGATTGGAAGCTCTTTTATCCGTTGAATGTATAGTTTTCCTTCTCTCTTGGCAACAACCAACTCCTCGAAAACATCCCCAAAGCAACATAGATCACGAGCAATGTCCCAAATATCATATTTAATCTTCGTCTGCCGCTCTGCATTGCTCACCGCCTCTTCCAACTTTTCTAGGTTTGAAGCCCTCTCATCAATCACCACATCATATGTCTCTTTGCCACCAATCGAGCCGCTAACGATGTTGTCAGCATATATGGTCAGAGAAGCAGATGCCTCCGCCAAATTCTTGTCCAAATATTCATATCTGTCATACTTGTCCTTTCTCAGCCTAGGTTGCTCAAGAGAATCCAAATACCAATGCCGCAGATTGTGGGGCATTCTACCCCCCCATTTATCAAATGCATCCTGCAGTGTCGTTTCCCCTTCTGGGGTCTCTACAGAAGGCGCTCTTTTCTTTAATAAATTTCTAACTTTGTCTATGAAAGCCATATTTTTCTCCTTACAATTTTTGTCCTGTTGCCCCTGAGCCCTTTAGAAAGTTTTCCAACTCTTTCTCAGGGGACAGTGTTTTTCTGTCAATTTTTTTTCTTCGTTGCCTGATTGCTCGAACCACCCATCCAGGGGCTGACACTGGGTAACACATATTCTTTATCATATTTTTACATTCTTCTTTTGAATATTCTCTCATCTTTAAACCTCTCCTATAATTTAAAAATCATTCCTAAAGTTGTCTGCTGTAATATTCCATTAACTTCAAATAATGCATAGGCAGATAGTTTACCGCCTTTTCCAAGGTTCTCTGGAGCATGTGCACCACGTTTTAATTCATAAGCCCTCTTACCGCCTTTGCTTGTCATACCTGAAGCAAAAATGCCTACTCCTAATTCCTTTGTTTTATCTCTGCCCATTCTTCTAACTTCTGGATCATATAAGCCTGTTCCCTGTCTCTTATTCACTGCAGAACCTATCCTGCCACCTTTGCTTGCCATTCCTGGGGCATGAAGTCCAACCTTTAGTTCATAAGCCTTCTTGCCACCATTCTTGCCACAACCCAGCTTTCCACCAAGTTTTCCACCAATTCTTCCAACCCTACGTGCAAATTCTGGATCATAAAACCCTACTTTTAATTTCTTACATCTTTCTCTACCTTTCCTTTGTGCTTCATCTCTTATCTTTGGATTATATATACCTGTTTTATTCCTCTTATTTGTTTCAGCACCTTTTCTTTGTGCTTTCCTACACATTTCTATTGGCATTGGATATTCCCAACAAGTTTTGTTATATCCCTTTGGAGCTATAGTATTAAAAGAGAGCTTACAAGACGCTTCAATTTCTGAGCATTCTTTCCAGGTGTCAATATATTTGTTATCTATCAAGATTCCCTTACTGAAATTCTCCTTCCCATACTCCTTAATGGCTTCTTTTATAAGCCTTCCACTACCAAAATATTCCGATTTATATACTTTTTCCCTACCAACATATTGCCTATTGTTCTTAAGATTTGTAATTATATAAATATCCATTACGTACCCTTTACTATAAAATTCCTTCAGTTCTTAACTCTGCTAGCACTTCTTGTTTCATTATCTCATCATCGGTCAACTTCTTTTTTTCTGGATTCTTTGAACCTGCTCGAACCGGCATCCGCAGAGACAATTCCCTTTCCGAAGACATCTTAAAATTAACCTCATTGGCAAAAGTTAAAACTATAGAATCCAACCGGTCGGGCGAGGGCAGTCTTCGTGCTCGTAATTCATCTTTTGATTCGACTAAAAACAACCCATTTGAGAAAATCTTATAACGAATGCTAGTCATCTGAGCTCTCAACTTGTCATTATATGGCAAAGATAAATCTGGCAAGAAACTCTTGCACGCAAAATAGTTTTCTGCTCTTTTATTCTTATATATATCCGCTCTGAAAGCCCTCTCAGAGCCGACAACATCACGAACTTTATAGTTTAACTCTCGAAGTCGATCTGCAACGCCACTGCCAACCCCAATTGCATCCACAAAAATCTCAATAGTCTGGTCATGATGCACAGCATCAACAACTCTTCCAACAGTTTCCATGGTATCTTTCTTAGAAAATATGTCCAAAAATTTCACATTCATCCCCTGTCTTTCAGATATAACAGTCTCGTCGTTCCCAAAACGTGCCACGTCAACCCCAACAATTCTTTTATTGCTGTTTTCAATAATGCCCCGCTGCATTGCAGACATAACTAATTGATATGAATATATAGTATTCTCTTCACTTATCTGATCCCAATCTCCCTCAATCCAAGCTGCGATTAATTCTTCTGGCAATGTCTTTCTAAGCCTCTCTTCATAGTCCTTTGGTAAAAAAGCATTCTCTTTTGGCAATGCTGCAATAAAAGTATGATCATCAAACTGACGAGATATAAACCGTTCCTTAACCCAATTATTTGTTGGATTCGCTGTCAACCAACCTCGATATTTGATCCCAGGAACCGATAGACGTAGCCGACTACTCAACATATGAAAAAACTTCTCTTGAGTTTCCTCTGCCTGATCAATGGCAAATGCTGACAACTCCATGCTCTTCAAACGCTCAATTGCCTTTCGATCATCCCCAAGCCCCCCATAATATATTGCACTACCATTTTTAAACATAATAAAGCAATCGCTTCTATTATGTTTTATCACCAAATCTATTGGCAAAAACTTTTCTAACTCCAAATATGTGGTTTTCTTAAAGCTAGTCAACTCATGCCGACAGAGATAAACTCTTGCTCCTGGATATTGCAAGCAATGAAAGATAGCTTCATTAACTAAAAATGCCGTCTTTCCTCCCCCCATTGCTCCGCCATACAGTAAAAAGGTTTCTTTGGAATTATGTGCTTGAAGTTGCTTCTTATTTTTTCTAATTACAAAGCCATTCAACTTCTCAAAGTCGTATATAGACATAAAAGACGCTTCTATCCCATAAACATTCTCCAATACTTTCTCTAAGCTAGAAACAGAGAATAAATGCGGGTTAACTTCTTTGGAAATCCGATCAGCATCTATCATTATTTCCCCATCTCATCTCTGGCAGCACGAATCTCCTGCCCAAACCATCTGGCCATTTCCTGCATCTTCTCATCTACTTTTGCCAATAGTCTTTCTCTAACCTCTTCTGGAAAAGGCTCTAAAGCCCGTTCTATGAAATGCTTATTCACATTCGTCTCAATACCGGATAATAAATCCTCATTTTCATCTATAAAGGCTTTCGCATAATCTAACCACTGGAAAATCAATCTAGAAATTGCTAACTTATATCCAGGAGATAGAATCTCTTTTGTTTCCCTACCACCCAATGCTTCTGCTTGTGCAATCATAAAATTATCTAGATTGCCTTCAATCTGTTCGTAGGCTTTTAATTTTGCTCTTACCCTTGCAACCGTGCGAAGACTTGTATCTACCGTTTCATCTCTAATAACTTGAACAACAGCCTGCTTCGCCTTGCTCTCTGCCTCAATTTTTTTTATTGTATCTTGCATATCAATCCTTAAAGGACATAATATTATCAACCCCTATCCCCTCATTTAATTCCCCCTATACATACAATATTATAGCATTTCTCGTTTTTTTTCTAAAAAAATCATAATTCCTTCAAACATTTTCATTGATTTTTTTTAGAATTTCCTCTATTGCAAATTTCTGCTCCTTCAATCGGTGACATAAGGTCGGGTGTTCCTTAATGTCTCGCACACAATCCTCAATAAATCTTTCCTTTATCTCTTTAACTACAAACAAATCCTCGGGCGTTTGGCTATAGCCACTCAGTTCGAAAACCGCCCCGTATTTTAGAGGCACCTG